TGTTGAGGACTCCTGTCATATCGGCCCACTCCTGCAGTCCTGCTGTACCGGTGCGGAATGCCTCGATAGCTGCGAGCTCACGAATGCGTAACTCGTTCAGAAGCTTGTCATCGGCCACGCGGGCACCAGCGATGGCGTGCTGGATTGGGTCTACCTTGGCCCATACTTTTCGCTTGCAGCGTTTTCTCACTTCTTCAGTTCCTTGAGCTTGGCTCTGTATTCGTCGCGGATGGCTATCAGCTCTTCGCGGGTCCACTTGCGCGGCGTGTTGTCAGACTCCAGGGCCTCAACAGCCTCGCCGCCGATACGCGCAACGAGTCCAATGCGGTAGTCAACCGCGCGCCCTGCGCCCCAGCGGTTGCACTGCTTTCGCTGCGCGTGGGCGTTGCGCTCATCGAAACGCAAGTGCGAAGCGCTTCCTGTAGAGCGGTAATGTCCGCAGTCAAAGGCTCCTCCCACGTCACCATCACCAAGTGGCCGTCCACAACAAATGCACGGCTGGTGAGCGTCTCTCGCACGGATGTATGCGTTGAATGCATGCTGGGCCTCCTTGATGAGTTCGGGGATGGTCTTGATGGCCTCCTTCCTCCTGCGCGTCTCTGCCCTCTCTACCTTCGCAGCAGCTCGGGCGGCCTTGGCTTCGGCGCGCTCCTTCTTGGCTTGCTGGGCATCTGCCCAGGACTCGATGCACTCTGGATGAATGCGCTGGCCTTGGTCGAGCTTGCCTTTGCAGTGGGGGCAGCGGGTGCGACGAAAGGTCATGCCAGCAGCCCCATGATCTGCTGCACCTTGCCGTCCACGGGCATATCACTGCGGCGGATGGCATTGATGCGATTGGTCAGCTTGCGCTCGGCAACCTTCAGGATCAGCTCGTCAAGCCGCACGGGCAGGCCCAGCGAGCGCACGTCCTTGCATAAAGGCAAGATGTTCAGCCCCAGCTTGTGGGCGATCAGCATGTCGATGCCGTAGGTGCCCACTAGTCGCAGTAGCTCGTCATACATGGCCTTCTCGCGTGCTGGCGGGGTCTTGTAGCCGTGCCGGCACGCTTCCAGCCAGCCTTTACCGCCGATCTTTTCCGCCGTGGTGTTGACCTCGCAAAACACCTTGTCTTTGTCCACGCCTTCGGGCAGGACGATGCACTCAACCAGCGGCAGCCCTGCCAGCTTGGCAGCAGCCAGCCGGCGATTGCCGTCCACAAGGTCGCGCTCGGTGGTAATCAGCAGCGGCTGAATCAGCCCGTAGCGCTGCACCGAATCAGCCAATCGGCGCAGCTTGGCGCCCTCTTGCGTGCGCGCCTTCGGGTTGTATGGGGTGCCGACAATGGTTTCGGTTGGCACCATCAGAATCTTCTTGTCCGACACCTTGGCGTCAAACACGATGCGGTCTCTCATTGCTCCCTCCCTACCGGCGCCGTGAAGCGCACGCCATGCTCTGCGCCCCAAGCTTCGATAAAAGTGCATAGGTCGGCGCACTCAGCCTTCGTCAGCTTCGACGTTCGGGCCGGCACCAGGTCAACGCCGTGGCCGTCCAGCGCCGGCAGCACTTCGACGTGTTGACCATGTACCCGGCTCCACGCCGCTGTCAGCAGGCGGCTACCTACGCTTTGGCGCAAATACAGCATCTTTGTGCCCCCACCCGCGCGCCATTCGGTCGTAGATCGTCTTTGCAGGCGCAGCGCCATCTCGTAGCGCCCATTGCGCCACCGTCATTGATTCGCTATCGATATTAAGAATAACGTTTCCTCTGCGGTTGTTCGCTTGCTGCGTCTTGCTAGCCCATCGGCAGTTTTCAAGCGCATATGGCCCATTTGAATCCACTCTATCGATAGACATGCCCGCTGGCGCCTCGCCCATGTCTTCGAGGAACAAAGTGAATTCCCTCCATCTATCGCAAACAACAATGCCCCTGCCACCGTAATACGGATAGGAATCGAATTTCTCATTTGTGCAACGGCTCACCATATTTGCCCAAATGCGATAGGTGCGCGAGTTACCGCCAGCGGTATGCCCATGTTTCAACAACCGCGCCCTGCACGCTTCCGCCGAGCGCTCTTTGTGATAGCAGCCGCACGATTGCGCCGCACCGCTGGTCAAGTTGCGGGTGGTGGTGGTCTTCTCGCCGCCACAATCACACACGCATCGCCACAGAGCCATGCGGTTAGCCGTTGAGCCTGCGCGCTCCACAACCAACAAACGCTCAAAGCGGCGTCCCATCAAGTCATAAGCCCGTGTAGTAGCCATATCGCTCACAAAAAAGTCAGCACCAAAAATGCCGGTCGCATTGGCTCGAAATTGGCCACGGCAAAATTGATGCTGACGTATTTGCACTTCGATTTTGGTCGCGACAACCATAATCAGATTATATCTGTTATTCGCAATATTCTGACGCACTAAATCGCACTTCATGCTGCGCGCCAAACGCTTCAATTAAGTCTTGCAGTTCGGCCATCTCCGCCTTGGTCATCTGCGAAGTGCGAGTGCCGCAAACAACAAACCCGCCGTCTAATCCTGGAACAACTTTCTGCCGCTTAATTGCCGCAGTGAATATGTCTTTCCATTCTTCTTCACTGAGTTTGCCGCCATGCCACACCACCTGCCGGCTTACGTCGCGCAACATGGCCCACAAGCGCCGGTTTTGCGGGCTGCTGCGCTTCTCGGGGCGCACCTCCAGCACCAGGCGATGCCCTGACATCAGCCAGGCCTTGGCGTGCGTCCAGGCGTGCATGAGTGCTTTGTGAGCCTGTACCGGCTCCCACAAGGAAATGGTGATTCGCTCGCTCACTCCGTCCCTCCCAGCCCTGCGCGCACCATGTCATCGAGGTCATTCCCACACGCCCGACGATCCGGGCCGATGTACGGAACATCCTGCGCGTCAATCTCTGCAATGGCCCGCTTCAAGTAAATCGCCTGATCCAAGGCTTCTTCGTAGGCGTGCTGGAGCCACTGGCGCAGGCTCAGAGGGTTGTCTGCAACGGTCGTTCCGTACTTCGCAATCCCCTTGGACTGACGTGCAGCAATCTCGGTGCACACCATGGCCTCGATGCCGTGAGGTACGGCGATGAATACGGGATCGCTCATGCCGCACCCCCAGTCACTTCCCCCGTCTCGGGGTTGATCCGCTGCACTCGCGCACCTTCGGGCCAGTCCATGCACCAGGCGATGGATGCGCTGCGGTCTGCATGGAACTGCGCCAGGGCTTCTGCTTCTGAGGCGGTCTTAGCAGGCGATGCCGGCAGAGACCACACAGATCCATTCCACCAGCGCCATCCTGTAGCGCCCATGCCCTGGCGGGCCTTCCACCAACCCACATGCGGAGCACCGCCAATGCGCCACTTGCGCGAGGCCAGCAACTCATTGGGCAGAGCAACCTTGCGCGGCGCGACCTTTTCCACAGGCATATGCACATCAATCGGCACTACGCGCTGGCGCACAGACTCAAATGCGTTCACAGTCCCCACCTTTCTTTAGTACGTTCAATGACTTCTGCCGCTCGATTTCGGCTCTGATCTCTGCCGTGATCCCGGGCCAGATTTCCTCCAGCTCCGCACTCCTTGCCTTGGCATAAGCAGTCCAGCCGGGGTCCTGTGCAAGCCTGGCTATCCAGATGACTTGCTTGTCGTGTTCGGTCATGCATTTGCATCCACCGCAAACAGATCGCCGGTCACCCACAGGGCAAACAGCACTTCGGACTCGGGTACATCACCGCCAGCGCGGACCAGATCGAGAAGGTGGTTGGCTTGTTCGCGGGTCATTGCCATGACATCCTCCCTTCCATTCCAAGAGCTTGGCGGGCAGACAGGAGCGTGTATGGGCGGACCTTATCGCCAGCCTCTGCGCGGGCCAGGATTGAGCGCGCCCAGTCTTTACCGTCGTTCTGTTTCCTGAAATCGACTTTGAGCGGGGCCGCTGGCGCAGGCGCTGGAAGACGCGGCAAACCAGCTTCCTCGGCATAGGTCTTGCGTGGGGTTATCGCCTCGCACACCTTTTCCAGTTGCGGCAGGTTGGGCGCGAACTCGGGGCTTTCGGCCATCAGGCGTTTGGCCCCGGTTTCGATCACATCAGGGGTGAAGCGAGACAGCGCGGCATCCCATACCAGCATGGCGGCTGCCACACCCTTGTCACCGCCTGCCTCGCTCTTTTCTCCGGTCGCGTACTTGGACAGGAACAGGCTGCCGTATGCACCGTGCAGCAAAACGAACAGCTTGCGCACGGTCGGGGACGCCTCGCGCTTTGCGCGCGGATGACTCACAGCTTCGCGCACGGCCTCATGGGCCATGGTTGCAACATCGTTCACAGGTTCACTCCGTCGTAGATCGTGGCGGCGGCTGCCGCGTAGCGGGTGTTGTTTGGCGCTGCCGCAGTGCGCTTGCCCTGCCGGTCGACGTACCAGCCCGCGTTGAACCCCTGCCATCCAGCCTCGCAGCAGTAGGCGATGGCGTCGCCAAGTCCCAATCCAGCCTTTGCGGCCTCGCGGCGAATGCCCTCCAGTGCGGTGTCGGTCAGGGGAGCCCGCTTTGCTTTGCGGATCGCCTGAAAGTCCTGCCAGACGCTCTCCGAAACATCGTCGGGGCGTGCGGGAGTGCGTGCGGCGCGCTTGCGCGCTACACCTTCGTCAGAAGGTGTTTTATGGTTAATGGTTAGTGGTTCTTGGTTAGGTGGCGAGTCGTTAACGACTTGTGCACGATTCGTGCGTTTTTCCTTACGCATCGTTTCTCGCTCATGTGCGATTCGTGCGTTTGTCTCTGACTTTGCACGGTAGGCCGCAATCTCTTCTTGGATACGGCCTTGCACGTACCTATCACCCTCCAGCGTGAAGAACTTGCGCAGGACAAACTCCACCGCCTCTATTTCTGCGGATGAAGATGCCCATGCCCAATCAATCGCCTCGGGAAGCGTGGGGAACTGTTCACGGTCGTAGCACGCATCTATCAGAAGCGTGTACGCACCGTGCTGGAGCATGGACAGGCGTCCAGCTTTCTTTGCGTAGTCGCCAAGGTTTCGTTTGTAGTAGTGCATCAGGCCACCTCAAACGCGTTCGACTTTTCCCTGTTCTTGTAGGCAAGAATCACATCCAGGTTCCATGGCACATGAAGACCACAAACAACCTTTGATCTGAGCGGCACGATGTGATCGACTTCATACTTCTCGCCTGTTTGTGCGGTAAGTGTTGCTGCGCGCTCATAAACGGTTGCGATGGCCAATCTGTCTTCTTTGGTCAGCCATGCGGGTGTTGCATTGATCTTGGTGGCCCTGCGCGCTCCAGCCATTTCTGCACGTTTTGGCTTTGTGAGCTTTGCCGTCCAGTGGTTTGCCTTTTTGAACTTGTACGCTGCAATCTCGCGCTCGCAACGTTCGCTAACCCAGCCGGCTTGCGTCTCTTCGAAGAACTCGCGCAGTACTGCCTCAACCTCAGCGACGTTGGAACGCATGCGAATCAAGCGCGCCACTTCTGCAGGGTCTTTTGGTAAAGCCGATTCGCGCAGGTAGTACTGATCCAGCATCCGACGATACGCAGCGTCTTCCTCCCAGCTCAAATGCCGGGTGGCGCTGAGGTAATCCCCGATGTGGAATGGGTAGTAATTCACACCAGCTCCCGTGCCGGCGTCTTGAGATGCGGCCACTGATACCCTGCAGGGGCGTTCGGCATCGAGGCGTTGGCGACGCGAATCTCCGGCTCGTCAAACTGCTCCCGGCTCACGCTGGTGCAGACCGCCGTCAGATAACGTGCGCTGGTGTCGTCAATGACGCGGCCATTCACGTCGAGGAACTTGTTGGGTTTCTTGCTCATTGCTCGGCAGCCTTTTTCTCGGCCTTCGCCGCCTTGCGCGCCTCGCGCTGGATGATGCCGTTCATCCACTTGATGCCGCCCTGGGATTTCCACAGGGCGCGGAGCTGCTTCCACTGGCTTGGGGTGAGGCGCAGACAGCCCACCACTGGTTTTTCTACGGTCATGCGCGCATTGTAATACTATGGGCGCATTATTTGTTGGCTCTTTAACTACTTACTCGCATACGTGTTCGGGCAGCACAAAAACGCTTGCAGCGTATTACGAGAGGCGCTACAGTACACCCATCGCAGCAAAACGCAGCGACGGGGTGAGCGGATCGGCGGTCACCACGGACGGTTCCTTAACACAGCAGCAGGATGAACAGGTGGCCCAGGCCGCCCTGCCCCCGTCAGCACCGGCAGAAAGCAAAAGGTGCGGCGCTCAACCCCGATGACTACCGGAACCGCGAGCGCCACCACGGCGGCGAATAGTGATTCGCCACAAAGGCGCCAGGCCGAAGCGTGAGCCCGTGACAGGGGGAGATGCACGCGAAGCCATTCGCAAGAGTGGCGAAACACAAGCGTCACGGGTTGGCGCTTGTGTTTTCAAGGAGCCTGCAACATGGAGCAAACAAAGAAGTGCAGCAAGTGCGGGGAAGTGAAGGGGCTGGTGGAGTTCCACAAGCGGGCAGAAGCCAAAGACGGGCGGCGTGGAGTATGCAAAGCATGCGACCACAGCAGATTGCTTGCAGCGTCAAGGAAATACGCCGAAAACAACAAAGAAAAAAAAGCTGCTTCGTTCAAGGCCTGGTATTGGCGAAATCGGGACGCTCAAATCGCACGGGTTAAGGCATACGCCGATGAAAACGCCGCCGAACTCAAACAAAAGCGCCTCGCAACGTACCAAGCAGAACCGGAAAAGTTTCGCAAACGCGCCAGCGAGTATGCAAAAGCCAACCGCAAAAAGGTAAATGCTAGACACCAAAAATATGTAGCTAGCAGGCCTGAATTACGGGCAAAGCAGGACGCCGCTTCCATGAAGGCCTGCCGAAAAGGCTGCGATAACTTGTCCGACTCCTACGTTAAGTCTGTATTTGTAGCGATGGGAATTGCTAAATGCAGAAACGAAGTTCCCCCAGAACTCATCGCCCTCAAGCGCGAACAACTCGCCATCAAGCGCATGGCCCGCGAATTGAAAAAAGCAGCAACCAAACCAACCGGAGAAAACGAATGAAAGCAGCACCTACCCTTGTCGAATCGCTCGACAACATGCCCCAAGTCACCACGCAAGGCGACTTGCGCCGGATCGTGTCAAACGCCCTGCTGGCCCTTGCCCGCAAGGAAATCAGCGCCACCGATCTGGAGGCCATGGCGAAGGGCCTGGATTCGATCAGCAACAGCTTAAACGCCGAAGTGAAGGTGGCAAAAACGGCGATTGAACTGCGCGACCGTGGTGCAGATATTGGCGAGGCGGTACACCTTGGAACGCTGGTGATTGGCACGCCGGACGTGAAGCCGAAGCCGGTCATAACCAACCCCTTCCCGCAGTCATCGCAGTAACCCCACAAAGCCCCAGCAATGGGGCGCAAACCTGAGCGCCTTGCCACCAGGGCGCTGAGGTTTTCAACCACACACAGGAGATAGACATGGCAATCGAAGGCACAACATTCACCGTCGCAGGCACCAGCGATTACCCAGTGTGCGACTGCTGCGGCAAGACCAACCTTACCCGCGCCGTGATGGTGCGCAACGAGTGCGGTGAAGAGTTCAACGTCGGATGTATCTGCGCATCAAAGGTGCTGCGCCAGATGTACCAGGGCAAGCGCCACAAGCTCAGCCCCGATGCCGTGCTGTCCATCGGCAAGCGCGCCAGCGCATCCGATGCATGGAAGCAGCGCAACGGATGGAGGCCGTCGCGGCTGGTGGCCGCATGATGGAAAAGATTGACCGATTGCTAGCGCAGCTTAAGCCCTGCCCGTGCTGCGCTAGCAAAGACATCTATTGGTCTGAGTGCGCGGGGCGCTTTCTTGTGCATCCTACGGGCGGGGGCGGCCCTGTCTATGGGCGGTGGGTTTGCCGCGAATGCGGGCTGGGGACAACACCATGCCCAGCGTCACGGGCAGAGAACGCGGCAGCGCAATGGAACGTCCGCCTGGACAGCAGGAGCCATTCGAGCGACTACTGGAGGCTCGTCAGAGCTGAGGAATCCATACTTTTGGAAAAGCGTCATGGCGAGCGACCATTCGCAAGTGTCCTAAGTGCGGCAAGAACCGATATTTCGGCAACCCCATAGATTGGGTGTGGTGGTGGGTAATGAGCGAAGGGCTTATGTGCTGGCACTGCTACAGAAGTCGCAAGCGAGATAAATCAGCCTGACAACCACACACAGGAGAGAGACATGCACCCGCAAGATCTTCCGGGCGGCGGTCCCGCATTCCCCACAAAAAATGGGATGCAAACGGGCCACCAAGAATGGCGTTATGAGGGGATGACGTTGCGCGACTACTTTGCAGCAAAGGCGATGCACCAGTTTTTGAGTGGCGCTGTTTTGCCCGTTGGCTTCGATGCCTCCGAGGAGCTTGCGATGTTGGCCTCACGAGCATATGAGATGGCAGACGCAATGCTCGCGGCCCGCACCCAGTAACCCCAACTCCCCGGCAGTGCCGGGCAAACAATTTGTGAGAGTAGGCACAGGGGAAACCCTGCTCATGCAAGCGGCGAGCCTACAGCCGATCTTGCCCTCCACCATGCAGCGCTAACCGCGGCCAACCACCGGCCAGGGACATGGGAACTCAGTGGTGACAGCCGGGAAAGACCGGCCCCTATACCCCACCCCGCAGCAGTGCCGGGGGCCAATCCCACAGCATCGCGGGCCGGTGCTGTGGCATTCAACCAAGGAGATAGAGATGTGCGAATGCAGAGCAGACATTGAAGCGGAGCTGACAAAGCGCCATGTTGAGCAAAACCCCTCGGCCACTGAGCACAGCGCTCACCTGATGGGCTATGGCTTCGGCATCACTGGAGACAACAAGGTGCTTGAGACAATCTCTATGCCTGTCGAGATGCGAAGCACGGTTATCGTGAAAAAGACCGGCATCGCAAAGCGCAAGGTGGACAAGCTGTCCATGTTCTTCTCGTACTGCCCATTCTGCGGTGAGAAGCGCGCCACCAAGTAACCCCCCTCCCCGGCAGTGCCGGGGCCATCAAGCGAAGAACTTGCCTCCCGTCTTATCAACCTTGACGGGCACGATTCGGCAACTGGGGGGTAGGTTCTTCGCTTGATGGTGAATGCGCAGGCTGATGCGCAATGGAGCGCCTGGTTTGCCCCAGGTCGCATACACGAGGCGGCATGTACGCCGTCAGGCTCGGACCAACGAGAAGCAGCCAAGAAGGCCGTAGGCATGCGGTCGGCAACTGGTGATCGCGTCTACCCCCTGACAAGCCGGAGATCAGCACCGGCCACCATCACCCATTACGAGCGAAAGCGGATGTATCTACGGCTCGCCTCTACCGCGCGAGTCCTCTTGATGTGCAGCGAGTAGCTCACCACTTTCAGCCGCGCCGGCAGCTGCCTTTTATTCACAGCCCGCCGAGCGGGCTTTTTCATTGGAGACAGCCATGGACATCATCCCGGAACACATCCGCGAAGAAATCGTGACGGCGGAGCTTGAGCGCTATTCGGAGATGCACACGGACATCGTGCGGAAAGCGATCAACAGCATCCCCGGATATCTGGTGACGCCGACGATGCTTGCCGATTTGTCGGCATGCCTTTCAAAGCTGGCTGGGAACCTTCCAACGGAGCCGCGAGAAGTCGCACAGGGCCATTTCGATGACTGCTTCGACGACATGATGGGGTTCGCATGACAGCAGACGCACTACGACGCATGGCCTGGAGCGTCAAACAGGCCGGCAGAATCAAGCAAGAGACACGCGACAAAGAAGCGCTGGCGTGTTTTGAGTGGCTGGAAAAGGCGGGGGTGACGTACATCGAGTTCGTCAATGGAGAAGGGCTTGACGTTGGGAACCTGAATGGAAATCTGCGATACGCCATCTATCTGGCGAAAAGGGAGAATGAACATGCGTGAAGAGAAGAAGGCAGCGCCTGCCGCTGTGGCGGGGCCGAGCGAATGGCCAACGAACGCAATGATCGAAGCGGGGCGCAAAGCTGCGGAGTCGCACGGGCCACTGCTTGGGAACGGCCAGTCTCTTTGGCACATTTTCAGGGACATGCTCGCAGCAGCACCCCAGCCACCATCAGAGCAGCAAGCAGCCCGCCGCGTGCAGGCGGCAAACGGCAAAGGCTGGGGCGGCAGTGACACTTCAATGATCGATGGCCATGCTGTTTCGTCAGAATCGGATTGCACGCCGCGCATCCACAGCATGAGCCAATACGCCAGCAAGGACGACATGCTCAAGGCGGTGATGGCTGAGAACGAGCAACTAAGGGCGCAGCTTGCAGCAGCGCAGCAGGGTGTGCTGCTAACAAACGAGCAAATCGAGTCAATAGAAAAGCAGGTTTGGGATTTAAACCACTTTGATGAAATTGAGCGCGAAGGGAACCGTAAGTTCGCGCACCTGATCGCAGCAGCCACCCGCGCCGCCACGCAGGGGCTGGATGCGAAGGATGCAGCGCGGTATCGGTGGTTGCGCCGCAAGGTCTGCATCGTAGGCGGCAAATTCCATATCCTCAACCTCGACCCGCGCTACATCGCGCCGGATGCAGCCATTGAACTTGATTCGGCCATCGACGCCGCCATTGCAGCCCAAGCCAAGCAGGGAGGTGCGGCATGAATGAAGCGCAGCGTAATGAATGTTCGGCCCAACAGCGTGTTGTTAGCAAAACCGTTGAAACATACTGCTTTGGCTGCTCTAAAAAGCGACCATGCAAAGCGATAGGCACCTATAAATATGAAGGAGAGGCATACAACATTTATGTATGCCAATGGTGCAGGTCAGAAACAACCAAACGCAAGAAGCGTGGGTTGCCTTGCTAACTTTATCTGGAGAGAGACATGACGCACACAAGCACAGAGCTACCAGAGGCGCTGCGATTAGCAGAAATGCTGATGTCTGGCTCCGCAATGATTCCAGAGATAGACCTGCCAGAAGCAGCCGCCGAACTCCTCCGCCTACACGCACGAGAGCAGGAGCTGAAGGCTATACGGAAAGCGGCATGCAAGGCGTACAACGCATGGGCCTACGCAGATGACACATTTGGCGAAGTCACACAGGCAATGCATGCGCTTGCTGACGCAATCAACGGCATCACACAGGAGAAGCAGAGATGACACAACAGAAAAGAAAACTTAAATCCACGGTGCTGACAATATCCGTCCACCCAGAGGGCGATAACCCCATATTTGCCGATTCAGCTACGCGAGTCACGCTGGACGATGAAGGAAGCGGAATCTTCATAGTGTTGGATCAATCAGCAACCGAATTTGCGAAGCACGGGCGAGTGAGGCTGGATGTGGATGAGCTTGCCGAAATCAATAAAGCCATCGAGACGCTGCTGTCGCAGAACACCCAAGCAACCAAGCAGGGAGAGCAGCAATGACAAACACAAACTGGGACAGCAATCTAACCACAATGCTGGATGGGAACGGTTTTTCTGCAGGAACAGACCAAGGGCGCGCGGAGTTTGAGGCGTGGGCCATCAGCGAAGGATTGATAGTAGACAGACACTACTACGGGGACAAAGAAAGATACGCAAGCATCACAACGCAATCTGCATTTAGGGGGTGGCAAGCAGCCCGCCGCGCGCAGGTGGTGCCGAATGGGTGGAAGCTGGTGCCGGAAGAGCCAACACCAGCAATGTACGACCGCGTAATGCGCGAGGGCTACTACCACGACGATCCGAAAGCAGTGAAAGCAGTGCTGCGTGCAGAGTACCAGGACATGCTCGCCGCAGCACCCCAGCCACCAGTGGCAGCGCAGGAGCCCATTGAAGTGCATGAGCCGAAGTGCCCAGCACTGATCGGTGACGCCTGTACGTGCGACCGGCACGGCCCTGCGGCGGACAAAGCATGGGCGCGGTTCTGCGCAAAGATCGGCGACGGTCCTAACGCTCCGTATCCCGGCATGATTTCCGCGTTTGAGCGCTACTACGCCCAATCCTTCACCGACAAGGATTGGCGCCGCGAAGCATCCGTGTGGGCCGCTGCGTGGAAGCAGGCAATGCTCGCCGCCGCGCCCACCACCCAGGCAGTGCCTGCCGCTGTTGCGGGGCCTAGCGACGAAGATGCGGCGCGAGCACGTCTTATCGCGCAAACCGCGCAGCGGTTCGCCGAAGATCGGACACACCTCGGCCAACTCGTCTACGTGAACGACTTGGTGTGGGCGCTCCATATTCTTTCCGCCGCGCCCACCACCCAGGTAGCGCCAGTAGCGCAGGGGGATGCGCTGACGGATACCTACGTGCAGCAAGTCCCGGACAAGTGCGACCGGATTGTTTGGCGCGGCAGGTACTACCACTTACCAATCGACGCCGCAGAGCACAGTTACACCGAGCCCAGCCCGATGGCAAAGGTTGCCGCTGCATTGCGTCAGAAGGCGGAGCAAGAAGATGCTGCTTATCAAGCACGGCGATCTGATCAAGGCTTGATGGAGTCGGAATGGGGGCCAATGGAGGACGCCCCGCCCCACGAAGACCCACCAATGCACGTCGCTGTCGTGGAAGGTGACGATACAGTCCGAACTCTTCAATGGAACCGCGACGTGGCAGCCTTTGCTTATCCTGCTGGAACCTTACTCTACGCCGCCCGCTCCCAGGCCAAGGAAGGCGGTGCAGCATGAACGCACGCATCACCATGCCAACCCGCCCGCTGTTGGGCCAAAAGCGCGGACGCTACACCCCAGCTCAGGACACCGACATACGCATCACGCTGGAAAAATTCCGGCGCCTCATGCGGCTCAAGGAGAGAGCAAATGCGAGTTGATTGGAACATCGCAACGCTGGTTGCTGTGCTGGTGTTGTTCACCGCATGGAACTGGGATGCACTGACGATGAGCAGTGAAGTAGATGCCGCAGTCGCACAAGAAGCCAGCGAAGCCCCTGCACTTGCTCAGAGGCAGGCGCGGGCGGAGTTCATTGAGATTGCGGGGGTGAAACGATGACTCACCCAATAACCACCACAGCGGCCCACTAAGGGCCGTTTTCTTTTGGAGTACAGCATGAGTCTCCATCCAATGTTGCGTGAGTCTATGGATGAAGCCATGGCTTGCGCGCAGATTGAACACGACCAAGCAAACCACCAAGCAACAAGCCAAGGAGAAAACCATGTCCATTGCATGCATGGTGCTGGGGCAGTCCGGCACCGGGAAAACAACCAGCCTGCGCAACCTAGATCCAGCGCACACGCTATTGATTCAGGCAGTCAAGAAGCCCCTGCCATTCCGTTCTAACGGCTGGGCCTACTTCGACAAGGAAAAAAACCCACACGGCAACATCTTTGTCACCGACCAGGCGCCACAGATCATCAAGTTGATGAAGGGAACCAAGCGCGATGTGATTGTGTTGGATGACTTCCAGTACATCCTGGCAAACGAATTCATGCGACGCGTGCTGGACAAAGAAACTGGCAACGCAGCCTTCGCCAAGTACAACGAAATTGCGCGAAACGCCTGGGACATTCTCATGGCAGCAAGCCAACTAGCAGACGGCAAGCGCGTGTACATCCTAGGCCACACCCAAGAGGACGACAGCGGGCGCATCAAGGCCAAGACCATCGGCAAGCTATTGGACGAAAAGATCACGATTGAGGGATTGCTGACCATTGTTCTCCGCACTGCGGTCATCAATGGACAGTACCTGTTCACAACTCAGAACAACGGCCTAGACACCGTGAAAAGCCCACTCGGGCTGTTTGATTCAGAGCAGATTGATAACGACCTTGCGGCAGTTGATGCCGCAATCTTCAATTACTACCAGCTCGCGGAAGCTGTTTGATTCACCCCAACCAAGAAAGCCACCACCATGTATCAACTCGATCAAAACGCCGCCCGCGAAGCAGATAGCTTTGGCGCTTATCTCACCGAAACAGGCAAGTACGTAGGCACGTTTATTCGTGCAGAAAAGCTCGTCAGCAAAAACAAAGGAACCCATGGAATCGGGTTCACATTTGAGTCCAACAAGCAGACCACTCGCTTTGATGTGTGGACTATGGACAAGGATGGGAAACACCTTGGCGGGTTCAGGGCGATCAACGCCATCATGGCCTGCATGAGTCTGCGCGGACTCAAAGAAGCGAGCGGCCAAGTGGAGCGCTACAACTGGGACACACAGCAAAAAGAAACTGTGCAAGCCGATGTATTTCCCGATCTGGTGGGCAAGCCGGTTGGGCTGGTCTTGCAAAAGACCGAGTACGAGAAGATGCGCGACGGGCTCAAGACTGGAGAAACCGGATGGCGCCTGGAGCTTGTCGCCCCTTTCCGAGCGGCTGATGAGTTCACCGCAAGCGAAATCCTCGACCGCAAGACCAAGCCCGAGAAGCTGGCCGCCATCATCGCGGTACTAGCAGACCGCCCACTCAAGAACCGCGCGGCACCGCAGGCACACAGCCATGACGACGTGAACGCCAAGGCGCAACAAGCGAGCACGCGCGGCGCTGGCAGCGGGTTCGATGACATGGACGACGACATCCCTTTCCGTGACCCACTGAGCTATCGCGGCGCGCACCTTGCTCTGTGACCAGTATTGCATCCCACAACACAGCCCGCAGACGCGGGCTTTTTTACGGACACCACCATGACCCACATCACCCTGTTCGACCTTGCCCAGCAAGTGCGCGAGTCCGTGAATCAAATTGACCCAGAAACCGGGGAAATCATCGAGAGCTACTCTGATAGCCGCGAGTTGTTCCAGCTAAAAGCCGTAGCGTGCGTGGCGTATGCAAAGGAAGAAATGGCAACGCTGGAAAGCGCAAAGGCAATGCTCAAGGACATGGCCTCAAAGCTGGATGCACGCGAAAAGCGACTGGAGCGCTTTAAGGAGTACATGGCAGATTGCATGAAGGCGACGGGCATCACGGAAGTGAAGCATGAGCTAGGCCTGTTCGCCGTGAAACTCTACCTGGATCGGGACGAGTCAGTCGAGCTTGACGCAGACGCTGAATTCCCCGCATCGCTGTGCAACGACCCCAAGCCGCCTGCGCCCAGCAAGACCAAGATCAAGGCCGCCATCAAAGCCGGTGAAGCCGTGGCCGGTGCCCGCATCGTGCGCAAGGACCGGCTGACCATCAGCTGACACCCCCGCCCCCCGCCCCACAACCCAGC